ATGGGTACTGGTGCTATGGATTCGGCAAATAGTAACTTTTCCAATCCTAGGAATTCCACCGCATCAGGGATGTCCATGCTTCAGGCCGCATCCATTAAGCGTCAGAAACGTACCATAATGAATTTCCAGGAAAACTTTTTAATTCCAATGATTGAAAAAGCTGCTTGGAGATATATACAGTTTAATCCAGAGAGGTATCCGACAGGGGACTATAAATTCTTTGCCTATTCCTCAATGGGTATTATGGCTAAGGAACTGGAGATGACACAAATGATCCAGTTACTTTCCATGACACAACAAGGAACTCCACCCTTTGCAATAATGCTTATGTCCATATTTGAAAATAGTTCCATGTCCAATCGTGAGGAGATGAAGATGGCTATCGCACAGACGATGCAACCGGATCCACAGCAACAACAGTTGCAACAAATGGCACAGCAAATGGAACTTCAGAAGGCTCAAGCGGAAATCAAGGAAACGGAAGCATCCGCTATGAAGGACTTTGCTCATGCCGCTAAGTTTCAAAGTGAAGTTCAGGATAAGACTTCCGAAAATACTCTGGTTAAGGAACAAATGGATATGGCGGAAAAGATGGCTAAGATTGAAAAACTTAGAACTGATTCCGAAAATGTCCAATCGGAAACGATGCGTAATATTCCGGAAGTGGAACATCTACAGTCCGAAACAATCCTTAATCTAGCCAAGGCTCGTATGGAAAATAGAGGAGGAAACTAATGAGTATTTATCGTTCCCCTCTTGAGGATGATGAGGGAGTATTTAAAGTTGAGTCAGATTTATACCCTAAGGGATGGTTAGATAAATGTCCTAAGTGTGGTAAAGTAGGATGTACTTGTGGTCCTGATTGTTCCTGTTCCCAAAATAGTGAACAAAAAAAATTAATTCAATCCTTTGAGGAATGATGTTAAGCGATAGAGAGTTTTTGGAAAAACGATTGGAATTATTTACCATGGAAGCCTGGAGTCTCTTTACGGAAGAGTTAAACGACATGGCGGAATCTATGGAAAATATTCAAACTATCGATGATGAAAAAACATTATACCTCAGAAGAGGCCAGGTGGATATGCTAAATATGATTATTAATTTAGAGGAAACCACCAAATTAGCGTTGGATCAATTAGAGGAATAAAGTCTAATCCCAACATTTATTAACTCCACAATCTTTATAGACGGAGGTTAGCATTATGAGTAGTGTAGTTGTAGAGGAAAAAGTTGAGACACCTGAGGAATTGGAACAGTATTCCAATATAAATGAAGAGGCTCCTCAATTAGAGGAACAACCTCCGGAAATACCAAGTAAATTCCAAGGGAAATCAGTTGAGGAAATTGTTTCCTCCTATGAAAATCTTGAAAAGGAACTTGGCAGGAAAGGCCAGGAGATAGGGGAATTAAGACAATTAACCGATCAAATTCTGAAACAACAGGTTACCACTCAAACCGAAACCGCTGAAGAACAAGAGGAAGAGGTTGATTTCTTCGATGATCCTAACCAAGCAGTTAGTAAAGCCATCGAAAATCATCCAAAGTTTCGGGAGTTTGAGGAGCAGCAAAAAGTGCAGACGGCACAAGCAACAACTCGTCAACTTGAAACAGCGCATCCTGATTACTTGGAAATTGTAGCAGATACTAAGTTTCAGGAGTGGGTTAAGGAGAGTCCTATACGGACCCAACTTTATGTCCACGCACATAATTATGATCTAAATTCCGCAATGGAACTTATGGGAAATTGGAAGGAACGATCATTAATTACAAACACCGCAAAGGCGGAAGAGGAAAAAACCGCCAAGCGGAGTAGGGCATTAAAGGACGGAAAAGCCGTATCCAGAGCATCTTCCGAAGCCACAGCCGGTAAGAAAATCTACCGTAGGGCTGATCTAATCAGGCTTAAAACAACGGACCCTCAGAGGTATGAAGATTTACAGGACGAGATTTTATCTGCATATTCCGAAGGTCGAGTCAAATAACCTATAAAGAGCTAAAGGAGAAATAAAATGGCTTTAGGTACTAATCAGCAGACCACTACAACGGCTGCTAACTTTATTCCGGAGCTATGGTCCGATGAGGTCATAGCCGGATATAAAAAGAACTTGGTACTGGGTAACCTAGTTACTCGTATCAATCATAATGGTAAGAAGGGGGATACTATTCATATCCCAACTCCTACCCGTGGGTCCGCTAATGCAAAGGCAGCTAATACTCAGGTTGTTTTGCAGGGTGATACCCATGCAGTAACTAACTTGAGCATCGACAAGCACTATGAATATTCCGTAGTTATTGAAGATATTACGGAAGTTCAGGCTCTCTCAAGTCTCCGTAGATTCTATACGGATGACGCAGGATATGCTTTGGCTACGCAAGTCGATACTGACCTCTTTACTATCATGGAGGGTCTCCAGGGTGGTACTGTAGGAGGTTCCGGAACGTCTTTGTGGGAAAAAGCAAAGATTGGTAGTGACGGTACTACGGACTTTGTTGGTGGTACTTCCAACGCTGCCGATATTACTGATGCCGGTATTCGCGCAATGATGCTTAAATTGGATAACGCTGATGTCCCTTCCGATAATCGGGCATTGGTTGTTCCCCCAATTTGCATGAGCGATATGCTTGCCCTTAACCGTTTTACGGAACAGGCATATATCGGTGACGGTAACGCCATCAAGACGGGTAAAATTGGACATATTTACGGCATGGACGTATATGTTTCCTCTAACTGCCCGACCGTAACCACGACTAACTCTGTATCTGTACGCATTGGTCTAATGCTTCATAAAGATGCAGTTGCTCTTGTGGAGCAAATGGGAGTTCGTTCCCAGACGCAATACAAACAGGAATACTTAGGTGACCTGTTTACTTCCGATACTATTTATGGTACGGGTGAATTGCGTGACGATGCCGGAATCGCATTTGCAGTTCCCGCAGCCTAAGTAAAATAGAGGGGGCTTGGCTTACGGTGGGTCCCCTCTTACTTGGAGTTTATTAATGTGGCTAAAGTAATAACTATGGAGGAGCTTTTATCTGGTTCATCTTATGATATGGAACTGGATAAAATTAAAAATAGAATAAAGAGCCTCTATAGGGAAATGCTTACTAAAGTCTATAAAGCAGCTAAACCAGGATCTACACTTAAGTCATTAGAGGATTTCCTTGATAATAATGATATAGACTTTGGGGATGAGATTGATTCCGAATTTGATGAGGAAGTGGAAAGTATAGAAAATATAATGGAGCAACTTCTCAAGATTGATGAGAGTGATCCAGTTTCCGAAAAGCAATCCCTTAAACCAGAGGTTCCACAGGGTAAGGAACCAAAGAGTAAAACACATGATAAACTTAAGGAATTTAATACCAAGGCTTTAAAGATACCCACAGGTGGTTTATTTACACCAAGGGACAAACATAGTTTACCTAAGACTTCCGCATTACCAACTCCCAAGGGATCCATAAAACGTAAAATAGACGATGATCCAAAAGTAAGTAAGGAAACTCTAAAGGCTATATGGGATGCGGAACGGAAACGCTTGCTTGATTTAGTGGCGAAGAGAAATAAGGAACATGGAGTTATTCTATGAAACCCGTAAAGATGAGGAAGGCCGGTAGATTTACAAAAAAATCTAAGGGTAAAAAGATTAACGATAAGGAACAAAAAAAACGTAATCTCATTAGATGGTCTATGGAGAAAAGATTATCATGAGGAGAGGTGCTACTAGACCCTTAATAAAACCATTCCCCAAGGGTAGGCAACATACTTGGCAACAACAAAAGTTGTTTATGTATCTTTCCGATAAATGGGAGGAAACAAGATCACCATTCGATTCCGATGATGTAGCATTATACGGAGATTATAGATCACTATATGGACAAGCAAGATACACTTCAGGGAGTTAAACAATGACTGATTATGCTTATGACGATAAATGGTCCACAAAAAACGCATTAGCCGATAGTGCCGCATTGAAGGTTGTGGATGCCGATGAATTCCACACAGAGTTTGGATTGATTGAAACCGCTGTAGCTACTAAATCCAACAAAGCAAGTAACCTTTCCGATTTAGCCAGCGCCTCTACAGCAAGAACTAATTTAGGTGTAGCAATCGGATCAGACGTACAGGCTTATGATGCGGATAATGCTGTTAAAGATGTAGCAAATGAATATACCAAAACACAAAACTTCAATGCCACTGCTTTAACGGACGGTGCCACAATAGCTTGGGTTGCTTCCGATAATCAAGTATGTAGTGTTACTCTTGAGGGTAACCGAACAATGGCTGCACCTTCCGCTCTTGTCGATGGTGGATTTTATCATTTAACTGTTATTCAGGATGGTACGGGATCCAGAACTCTTACTTGGAACGCTGTATTTAAATGGCCCTCCGATACCGCTCCGACACTTACCACTACGGCTTCGGAACAGGATGAATTTACATTCCGGTCGAATGGTACTAATTTATATCAAGTAGGCCAATCATTGGCAGTAGCTTAGGAGTAATAAAAGATGTACTGTATGTTAACTAAATCAGATTCAAGTTGGAAACTTCCGGTTACTTGGACAGGAAACTCAGGATCTAAAGTAGCCAAAAAACTTTTTGAACGTGATGAGCTTTACTATCAAAAAAATATTGTACAGCTTTGGACTTCAGAGGAACTATTTAATAAAGTTGGTGTAGTTCGTTTAGAGGAACCACATATTCCAACTGGTAAAAAAACCAGTGGTTCCATAGAGGACACGTTGGATGGGTTTGTAGTAACCAGGAAGGCACCTTGGATTGATGATCCCGATTATGTTGCACCGGATACAAAGGCTATCGCC